TATTTTAATCAATATCAGCAATTTTTTCAGTTATTTTCTTTTTAAAATTAATATTTTTTCTTTTTCTTCTTTTGTAACTCTCAAAGATTCCCTAATTTTTTGAATAGCCTTATTGACTGTCCAAGCATCTAGTTTAGTTTTTTCTAGGAATTTATAAGTTTCATCTTTATGTTTTACATAGCAAACTGATAATAACCATGCCTTAGCCATATTTACATAGTATTCTTCTGATTTTATTTTTTCACAGATTTTAAAAATATCTTTTAAATATTTATCTTCTACATAATAAGCTAAGAGCATTACAAAAATGAATCTTTGTTCCCATGGATTTGTTGCAGATAATTTAGAATTTAAATATTTATAGAAATCTTCTTTATTTTTATTGATAAACTTAAAACTTGAATCAACTATATCACAAACTGCCCAATTATCTATAATATTTACAAAGAAATCTATTCTTTTTAATCTATCTTGATACTCCATTTTTGAATAGCCAATTAAAAAGCCATATAAAACTTTTTCTTCATAATACTTAATCTTCTTTTTTAAAAATAATTTTTCAAAAAAATTTAAAAAGTTTTCAGAAGAAGTTTTAGCAATTTTTTTAGCCATATCTCTTAAAATTGGAGTTCTTATTCCTATTATCTCACAATCTACAGGTACAATTATTTTAGTATTGAAGTCTCTGTATTCAATATCTCTTATTGAAAAAAGATAGTCTAAAAACTCTTTATATTCTTTTTCAGTTTTAAATTCTAAACTTTCAATTTTCATTTTTAACTCCTATTATTTCTTAAAACCTAAAATCTAAATCTATTAGTATTCTAGTATAATTTATAAAACTTTTTTACAAATCTAAATTTTTTATTATTCTATCAATATTTACTGAATGTTCATTAATAATTTTTTCTTCATATTTTATTAAATAATTTTGTGCTTTTCCAACTATTAATTTTAAGTCCCTTTTTATTTTAGCTTCAATAACTTTCTGAAAAAATTCATTTTTTGAAGTATGAAACTTTTCTTTATATTCTTTCTTTATTGGAAACATTTTTATAAAATGTAATCCATGATGATAAGTTTCTTTGGTTGTGCTATTTGGTGGCAGAGGATAAAATTCCCACTCTTTAGCACTTGGAGGAATATTAGACCTAAAAGGAATAGCAAAGTCTATATTTTTATCCTTATATTTTAACTTTAAAATTATAAGATAAGGTCTTTTTAAATCATCATTATGTAATAATTCACTATCATCACAAATTTGAAAAAATTTTTTCTTAATAGAAACAATTTCTATTTTTACCATTTTCCCTCCATAAAAAGTAAAAGACTGGAATAAACCAGTCTTCATACGAGTGAATGATATTCTTACCGTCATTCCCGATTTAAATATCCTTAACTAATAAGGCTTTCTTTGATATTATAATATCACTTCTATGCTTTTAAGTCAAGATAATTTTTATAAAAGGAAAAATACATAAAATGCTCTTTTTTAGGAATGAAATAATTCATTATACATACTTACATATTCCATAGAAACATTACCATATACTTTGTGATTGGTTTTTAAATATTGTTTTATCACTTCTACATATTGACGATTATCATAAAAAATTAAAAATATTGATTTTAAAATCTGATAATCTATTCCAATAGAATTAAAATCGCATTCTACATCAGAAAAAGTAAAATCTTCTTTAAAATTACATTTTTCAAAGTATTTATCCATTATAGAATAAATATCTTCTATTTTTTGCTTGTCCCATTGGCACTCTAAGGCTAATTTACTAATCCTATCCCCATAGACTACTACATCTATTAATAAGTCAATTTTTTCTTCTAAACTAACCATAAAAATCACACTCCTAAAAAAATAATTTTTATACACAAAGTGTAATATATTTATTTTATTTTGTCAAGAGTAAAACAAATATCATAAACTTTTATTCATTCTTTCAATTTCAAGCTCCATTGTAGCCATCATAAATAACTTTTCTTCATATGATAAACTCAATAGATACTTCATAGAAAAGCCTTTTAAAGTATAAAAAGAGAGGAATGCCATATCGGTATCCTCTAATATTAGTTTTTTATATCTTCAATCTCTTCTTCTAAGACTTTACTAGCTTTATCAGATTCTTCACCTAATCCATAAAGGTTTAGAATAAAGTTAGATAGCTTGTTTATTTCCCCTAAATTTTCATCAAATACAGGTATTACAATTTCATAAGGTTGTGCTACTTCATAAGTCTTTTGTAATTCTTTATCATGTAAAATAGGACAATGTTTATAGATTAATTTACAGTTAGCATTGTAAGCTGCTTCTGTTGTTTTTTCTTGTGTACTATCCATAATTTTTATTACATCTCTTGCTCTATGTTTTACAACTTCTATTGTTCCACCTAATACTTCTGAATTGAATAATACCACTTTCATCTTATCATTTTCTGATTGTTGTTTCTTTGCAATTAATATTTCTAATGTTATATTTTTAGCCATTTTCATATCCTCCTTATATCATATCTATATATCTAAAATGTGAAAAACTAAAAGGAACTTCTTCCTCTCTCAATGCTTTATTTTCAAATTTTAATGCCATTAATTCACTAATTGTTACACCTGTTAATTCAACTCTTTCTGCCCCATAAGCTGTTGGGTCATCTAGTTTTGCAACTATTTTAAAATCGGGCATATTTCCATTTCTTATCCCATCAGCCAGTAACTTTCCAATAGTAGAGTCTATCTTATGTAATGTCATAGTTCCCTCACCAGTAAAGCCCATATATCTTTTTGACTTTCCTAGTTCTCCCATAATATCCACATCTTCATATTCTAATGTAACCTTAGCTTCAAAAGATTTTACAGAACCTAATTCTTCACCATCTAGCCATACAGCACCAAATGAACCTCTAATTATCTTGTTTTTATCCATTTTATTAGACATTATTTACCTCCATTTCTTAGAACATATTAATTGTAAATTTAAAGTCTTCAACAGCATTCAATATTTTGATATTTGCTTTCATAAATACTTTTTTCTTAAATGCAGTCTTTTTAACTTTTTCATCATCCAATTCTTCCACTTCTTTTTTACCAACACCTAACCAAGCCAATCTTTGTGCTTCAACATCAACTTCTGAATAGTTATCATATTCTTTATCCAAAATATCCTCTTTCTCTAATTCTTTGAAATAAGCATTAATTGCAGTAAAGAATAAAACTTGATTATCATATTTGTTTTTATACTTACCTATCCATTTCTTGAATGTTGAGTAAATATCATCTCTCATTAAGTCCATAGATTCAATTATGATAATGTCTTTCATATCTTCAGTTTCATCTTGTGTAATTTCTTCTAAAGATGTACATGCTCTTGCAACTCTTATATCTCCTTCATCTTTATACAGACAGAAACCACCTTTATCAATAACATCATCTATTTCATCAAATATAGAAACTTCCTTTAAATTCCCACATAAAAAGCTAGTAGCAGATCTAGTCATTGGCAACCCTGCTAACATTCCTAAGATTGTTGGTATATATTGCCAGCCTTCAACTTCTCCTCTATTATCTACAAATGTAACCTTGTCATTCATTAAGTTTACTATGCCTTTGTTATCTGGCTTAGTAGCCTTAAATACAACAGCTTTATAAGTTTTGCCTGCTTTTCTTACTGACTTTATCCAAGAAACAAGAGTTGTAGTATCTCCATCTTTCCCATCATAAGTTAATCCTAACCAGTTAATTCTTTCTTGTGCCACTTTCTTTAATGTATCTGTTAATGTTCCAGCTCCAACATTAAATACAACTACTTTATTTGGTGTATATTCAAAGCTATCTTTAATCAATGGTAATACTTCAGCAGAATAATCATCACTTTTTATATCAGTAATATCTTTGTATACTTTTCTATCCCATTTTTTAGTAGGTTCTTTTACTATTAACCCAACTATACCTAATTGACTTCTTTTAACAGCTGTAACTGCTAATTGTTTAAAAATAATCTCTATTTTAGGTAATCCCATATATTAACCTCCTATTTCTTATCAAAACGATACTCTAATTCTTCCATCATTTCGCCATCTATATCATTTTCTATCTCTTCCATACTTAAACTATCAAAACTTGCTATTAATACTCCATCTTCAGTTTCTTCAAACTCTATTTCATCAACAGGAATAGCAAAAGTTTCATTTACCCACAATGTACCTAAGAAAGCATTTTCAATTTCATCAGATATTTTTAATCTTTCTTCTCTTCCTTTACCAGGTAAAGTAGTAAAAAAATAAATTCTGATTGTAAAGTTTCTTTCCTTAAAAGTAGTCATAAAAGCACTTGTTTTAAGTCCATCTAATTCTGTTCTAAAACTAGGTCTACTAAAACTCTCAGATAAATCTTTACTATCTATGGTTATTTTAGGACAGGCTTTATTTAATGTAGAATTGACAGCTTTCAAAATATCACTTAACTTAATCATCAAAAACCTCCATTTTTAATAACCTCATCAACAAAACCCTCTGTTGAGTTTACAAATTCATCATAATAATCTTTATGAGCCTGTTCCAATACAAAATACCCTTTTTTAAACCCGTGTTCTTTACCAGTTCTATCTTTAATAATGTGACCTTTTTCTATCAAATGAGCGTGAGGCATATAGTTATAAACTCTTATACAATCATCCTCTCCATTGTATTTGTAATATCTACCTCGTTTAAAACCTCTCATATAATTTCCAGTTTTTACCTTTACTTTGCTTTTAGCAATTTTTTTAGCAACACCTTTTAATTTATTGCCTTGCTTTTGTAAAAATTTTTTTGTTTCGTTTGGATATTTTTTTGCAAGTTTTAATACTTCTTTTTCAAGATCTTCTAAATCATTTGTTGAAAAAACTCCCATAATTACACCTCCTCTTTTAAGTTTTTATTTATTAAAAAAGAGGAGATATTTTAACTTCTCCTCTTAATTTAATTATGCTATTTTATCTTTTAAAAACTTATTTATAAAATATACTTGCCCTTTACCTGTAACCTTTGGAGTTTTATTTATTGAAATATGCCCATCAGAATGAGTTACTGCTGTTTCCTTTATCTCAAATAATTCAAGCTCCATTGATTTTTGTGTTGGCATATTGTAGTCTGTTCCCTCTCTTTTAATTAAGAAACCATTATCTCTTAGCCAAGTGAACAATCTTTTCTGCCCTATGTCAACTCCATTTTGTTTTATTATCTTTGCTAGTTCTCCTATTAAGATTGTATTTTTTGAAGTTTCAACTGAATCAGCAAATAATACTTTTGGCTTATCTTCTTTCATCTTATCTTCAAGTTCTTTATTTTTAGCTTTTTCTTCTTTTAACCTAGTTGCCATTTTTATTATTAAATCTGGATTGTCTAATAATTCATCTGTGGCATACATTCCATATTTTCTAACATCTTTTAATATTTCTTTAACTTTCTTTTTAAATTCTTTTGCTATTGGTTTTCTACTTTGCATTAAAACTTCATATAATCCTTCTTCTGTAACAAACCACATATTTCTAACCTGACCACTATAATATATCGGTGAGGTTATTTTTTCATCATTATCAATAGAATTTAACATTTGACCAACTTTTTCTTTATCATAATCTATCCATTCAGCAACATCTTTTGCTAAAAATAATGGATTTTCAAAATCTCCATATATTCTTAATTGTTTTCCTAATATTTCTCTTTCATCTATAATTTTTAATTCATTCATTATTTTCTCACCTTACCTCTTTTCTTTTGATATTTCATACCTTGTCCAAAACCAAACATAAAAGCTGTTCCTATCATTTCAAAAAGACCTTTTGAGTTATCTCTAATATTATTAAGTTGCTCAGTTGTCATATCATAATGAGTTGTTAAGTGTTTTCTACTTTCTTTAATTACCTTTTCCATATTTGCATACATAAAAAAATACCTCCATTTTAATTTTTTAGTTGCCAAAATAGAGGTATGCAGTGTATAATATTTACATACCAATACTTTGGTGAGATAGGAATTGTAATCTTTCTCAGGGAGTGCAATTCCTATTTTTTATTTTTTTCAAATTCATTTTCAATTAATTCTCTTACAGTTTCAGAACGACTTTTATTTTTAGCATTAGAAATATCATCTAATTTTTTTAAAACCTCCTTATCCATTCTAACTCTAAGCATATAATCTTTATTAGAATTTGTTTTATCAGTAGCTTTCATAAAATCACCTCACTTTGTTGCTACATAGATATAATAACATCTTGTTGCTACAAAGTCAAGAGAAATTTTTATTATTTATAAATAATATGCTATAATTAATAAAAACATATAGTGAGGTGTGTAATTATGGATAAAGAAAGATATTTTATAAATGGTCATCATCAAGAGTTAGAATATGATGTTGAAAATCAATGTCCTTTTTGTGGAAAATTTAATTCTCCTAAAAAAATTTTAGATATGTTTAATTATACTGATAATTTAAAAGTTGTAGTTTTGGTATTTGAAACTACTTGTTGTCATAAAGAATTTTTATCTCTTTACTTAATTGAAGAATCTACTACAAAATTAATAGCAACATATCCAACAGGTTCTCCTGATGTATTCCCAAAGGTTATACAAGATTTATCTCCTAATTTTATAAAACTACATACTCAAGCTAAAACAGCAGAAAACAATGGTCATTTTGAACTTGCTTCAACTGGTTATAGAAATTCACTTGAATTTTTAATCAAAGATTTTGCTATAAAATGTTTAGGAAAAACTCCAGAAGAAGTTGCACCTAAAACTTTGTATAAAGCGATAGAAGATTATCTACCAAATGAATCACTTATTAAAAGTGCTGATGTTGTAAGAATTTTAGGAAATGATAATACTCATTACACTAGAAAATATCCAGATTTAGATTTACCAACTTTAAAAAAATATCTAAAATATTTTATAGATATTATTGAAAGAGAATGTGATTTATCTAATCCTCCTGTTTCTCGTTAGTATTTTTTACAACTAAATTCAAAAATATTTCATTCTTAGCTAGGTCATTTATTAATGTCTTAGCTTCTTTTAATTTTTCATTTAATTTATTTAACGTTTCTATCGTTTCAACCATTTTCTCAGTATCTATTGTTATAAAATTTCCTTGTATATTTATCGTTTTCACAACTACTCCTCTTTTCTTACACAAAAAACTTCTATGAACTGATTATCTTTAAAATCTCTGTTGAAATAGATAACTTCATACTTCAATCCCTCATAAATAAAAAACCAGTCCTTTTTTATTCCAGGAACTGATTTTACCCTAAATATAAATTTGAATTGATGTTGATTTTCTTCTGTTTCTGCTTCTCCATTTTTGACGCTTGAATTTAGTGGTAATATCTCACAATATGCACGTTTTAATAATTCAGGTGTTGTATCATTTTCTCCTAATTCATTAGGACTATTAATCATATGATATACCTCAACTAAATGTCTTAATTTTTTAGTTATATTAATCATAATTACCACCTACTTGTAATTGTGTCATTAAACTTCTTACAGTATAACTAAAATCTTTACTTTCAGCGTGTTCTCGGTTGTCATACCAGTCTTGCAATAACACACAAGCAATTATTCTAGCTCTGTTTCTAAATTTTTCTTTTTCAACTTTTTTATCAAAGTCATCTATACTATCTCTTAGATAATCCATCGTTGCAACCAGTAAAGATTGCAACAACAAATCATCATCATCATAATCAATTCTTAGATAATTTTTAGCCTCTTTTAAAGTTAAAAATCCATCCATAAATCAATCTCCTATTTTGTAGCTAATTCTAAATAAACCATAGCCTCAACGTCAACCTTAGCAACATCAAATCTTTCAATAGCTCTTATAAATGTAGCATTCATACTAAAACCAGCTTCAGTTGATAATGCTAATTCTAACCCCTCTCTATCAAAGAATGTGATAAACTCACTCATATCTCCAACAAATATTGGTGCTTTTGTAGTGTTCATTGGTAAAACTGTGTCTTTTAAAACTATGATTTTTCTACCTTTAAACATTTTTTGAGTTGTATTTTGTAAATTTACTTCTAGTAAAGGTCTATTTTGTTTATCAGTTAAATTATCTAAGAAATTAAACCCTGATTGGTTAGTTAAGATAATTGCGTTTGCTGATATTGCTGGGTCAAGGTCTACATTTAATGCTGTATTTATTCCAGTGTAGTCAGCTATTGTTTTTGGTGTTAAAGTTTTTAATATATCTAATATCTTTTTGTTTTCAGTGTTTACAGCTTTTTTAGCAAATCTTTTACCAATATGTGCTGTTAAATTAGCTGTTTCATCAGCAAGTAATGAGTTTGACACTGGGATAATATCTCCATAATCTTTTGTTTTATAAGATACTTGACCGAAATCTATATCTGATTTATTTAAAGTGTTTAACTCCTCAAATGAAATTAATTCTCCATCTCCACCCTTTTCAATTGGCATATTACCTGATAAAGATTTAACACTTACAACATTACATAAATTCTTTAATTCAACTCTTTCTCTTTTTAATTCTTTAATTTTTTCAAATTGTTCTATTGGTACTAAATATCCACCTTTACCATCTGTTGCTTCAACTTGTCCAGGTGTTCCAACAGTATTTAAAAACTGTCTTTCCTCATCAGTGATTGATTTCCCTTTTAAAACTCTATTAAATAACATATTAACATTCATATCATTTGTGATTTCTACTTTTTTGTTTCCCATAGCTTCTAATGCCTCCTCTGTTTCCACTTCTTTTATTTTATTTTCTAATTCTTTAAATGCAGTCAATTTTGCGTGAGCGTCTTCAATCTTACCCTCACCTTTAAGTGCTTTTATTTCATTTCTCATTGCTTCTAATTCTTTTTTCATTTCTATTGATTTTTTCATTAATTTAACCTCCTATTGATAACTCCAAATCTATCTCTTTTTTCATTTTTTCTAATCTTGCCAATTCCATATCTTTAATACTATTATTTATAGCCTCAGGGATATGTTTATATTTTTGTTTTGTATCTACTTTATTCAAGTAAATAGGACTATTATCAACTTTTACATTGAAATAATTTAAACAATCCTTACCAGTAAACCACGTTTCAGCTTTCATTAAATCGTATATTTGTTCTCTTGTTACACCCTCAATAGCTTTTTCCATATACGTATTTATAATTCCATCTTCAATTTTTTCCATTACTTCTATTTGTTTTAAAAAATCATCAGCATTACCAAACATTCCACAACTTACTCTATGTATCATAAGATAAGCATTATCAGGTATCACTATTTTCTTACAACCGAAAGCAATAATAGACGCTGAACTAGCTGATAACCCATCTACATAAGCAATAGTTTTACCTTTATGATTTTTAAGCATATTTGATATAGCAACCCCTGCAAATACATCACCACCATAAGAATTAATATGTACGTGTACTTCTCCTGCTTCTTTTAAAGCATTAGCAACATCTAACGGATACACATTTGGGTTTTCTAAATCAAAAAATTCATAAAAACCATCATTATCACTATCACTAACTATATCTCCATTGATATAAATTTCAGTAATATCTGCTTTATTCTCAACTCTCAACCATTTCTTATCCACTTGTTCCACCTCCTTTTTTATAAGCAATTCCTATATCTTCCAATCGTACATAACTTCCATTCATAATAATGATATCTCCACCCTCAACAGCAGGCAATCCTACAAGGTTTCTAGCCTCATTAATTGTGTATACTCCCGATTGGATAAATTTAGTAATACATTCTGCTTGGGTCTTCAAGTCACCTTTCAAAATACTAGCAACATTAAATTCAAACCTTAATCCACTCAATCTTTCTTTTTCAGTTAATAGCTTTAAATTAAATTCCTCCTCATAAAGAGTCAAAATATACAACAAAGTATCAACATAAAAACTTAGATTTTGCATTTCTGAGTTAGAATAACTTGATTTATTATAGTCATTAAGATGATTAGGTTTTACTCCAAAAGCACCTGCTATTTGTAAAGCTGTATATTTCTTTAATTCAAAAAATTGAGTGTCACTAAGTTTTAAATCTAATGGTGTCAAATCCATACCCAAAGGTAAAGGAAAAATGCCACTAGGGTTGTTATTTGTATTTATAAAGTCTTCCATTGCCTCTAACATTTTCTTTTGCATTTCTTTACTTAAATCTCCTGTGTATTTCAAAACAGCCTTAGCAGTCAATCCACGTTCATAGAGAGTATTTAAGTATTTTTGACTTGCTTTTACTCCATTAAATGTAGTTGCTAATGTTTCTCTAACGCTAACCCCGACTATCCCGTCTTTACTTAATCCACCTTTTAAATGCAATACATTTTCACTATCAAACACATATGTTTTTCCATTGTGATTATATTCATAGTATAATTTTTCTTCTCCACTGAATAACTTAACATTATCAATTAAAATCCTTACATTTTGAGGGTGCATTGGATATATACCAACTAATCTACCCCTATTATCATAAGACAAATAAGCATAAGCATTCCCGTGATGATTTCTCCAAGTTTCTAATAAAGTCATCATCGGTGTAGAGGTCATGAATGGGTTAGGTGCAAATTTTAATTTTTGCAAGGCCTCATGGTCTACTATCCTGTTATTTTTACTATCTTTCAAATGAATTGATAATTTACCAACACTTTCACTTAACACTTTTAAGCAGGTGTAATAGGTTATCTCAGATAAATCATTATCAACATTTATTCCAAAAAACTCCTTGAAATTCATATTATTAATCTGTGTTGTCTTTTCACTTTTATTAAAAAATCTTTTAAATATGTTTTTCACTCATTACCACCTCCTTTACCAAACGAGTTTAACCAATTTTCAACTAATTCATCATTATTTATATTTTTTTCTTTATTCAACAGCATTATTTTCCAAGCGTCTATAATAGCATCCACTGGGTCAATTCTATTTTTTTGTGATTGTTTATCAATCTTTTTTTCTCCAAAACTATTAGAGGTAGTGGTCGCATTCGCTATACTCCATTTCAATAATTCATTATGTTTGTCATACATTACTTGTAATGCTTCAACTGATAATGCAAAATCTACTGTAGCGTCATTTAAAGATTTAGCTGATTGCTTTACTTCTGTTAAATCACAACCTAAAAAATCTAAGTCAGCTAAAAAACTTCCAGCATTATGTGCGTCATATCCACACTCTAAAATTGTTAAATTATATTTATCTATAATGTCTTTTAAGTGAGAAATTATATATTTATAATCTGTTTTCATTCCAAAAGCACCAGTTGTTAAAGTCAATAAACCTTTTTTTACCCATATTTGATAAGGTACATCGTCAGTCTTTTTGTGTTCTTCAACCCTTAATTCAGGCATAAAAGAATGGCTATAAATGTAAATCTTATAGTCTTCAAGTGGAAAAATTAAAGCTATACTTGTTAAATCTCCACCTTTAGATAAGTCAAACCCTAAATAACAACTCTTACCTTTCATATCAGCTAAGGTTAAATCACTTTCACAATCTTTTAACTTTTCTAAATTGATATATTGTCCTGTACCAGTGGTTACCCATCTATTCAGCTGTTTAGTTAGAAAATTAACTAACTCAGCACCACCCTTTTCCTTAGCGTCAATAGCTTTTTGTGTAATTATTTCTATTTTCTTTTTATTAGGGGTTATTCCATCCTCCTCATACAAGTGGTATGGATTAGCTTTTAACCAATTTCTCCAATCCCATATATCATCATCTTTATCCATTTCACATATAAAAATAAAAAGAGTGTCTTTTTGAATTACACCCTCTAAAATCTTTTCACAAAATTTATAATGTTCATAACAAAAGCTATTTAAGTTAAAACCAGCAGTTGTGATTGCAAGTGTTAAAGCATTATCAACATCAGCTTGACCGTCTAAAAGTAATTTGTAAATTTGGTTATTTGGGTGAGCATGTAATTCATCACATATCGCAAGAATATTACCAAACCCATCCATACCTTTTGTGTCTTTACTTAATGCTTTTATAACACTACCAGTTACTATATTTTGTATTGTTCTATTATGTTCTTTAACTTTAAATAACTCACTTAAATCTTTATCACTCTCAATAAAATTCCTTATCTCATCCCATACAATGTTAGCTTGGTCTTGTTTTGTGGCTGCACAAAATATACGTTCCTTTATACCAATCATTGAACTAAACAATGTACTTTCGATTCCACTTAAAAAACTTTTTCCATTTCTTCTACCAACCTGCAAATAAGCCTCTCTAAAACGCCTATCACCCGTCTTTTTCTTCTTCCAACCGTGCAAACTTCCTATAATAAACTCTTGAAAACCTCTTGTCTTTAATTCTCTACCATCTTTCATAATTAAATTATTAGCAAAAGTGATAGCAAATTCAGCCTCATCAACATCAAACTTATAGTCAAATTTCTTCTTTTTAAGGTCGTCAAGGTGTCTTTTACAAGCTAAATACTCTTTTCTCCCTGTTATCTTTTTTCCACTCACTACCATTTTGGCATAAGCAGTTGTTCTATCCATTGTTTTATTAATCATAAATTATGCTTGTCTTTCTTTTAGCATTGTGATAAATTTGTTTTCAGGCTTTTCTTCTTTCACAGGGACAATCAATTTTAGTCTATCAGTAGTAGCTAACCCCAATTTAGTTGAGGATTGCATTATATACTTCACATATTTTTCTTGCACGTTTACTAATGGATTTATAAACTCTAATTCACCAGTTTTTGTCTGTTTCTTTTTTACTACACCCTCAATTTCAAGTTTCTTAGTTGTTTCAACATAACCATCGTATGCGTTACAATATATAGCTAATACACCTAAATCTAAATTATCTAAAATATTTATTTTGTCACATTCATTAACCACTCTTTCAAATTCAGCCTTAGCATTAGGTGTCAACCAATCAGGTGCAACTAAATCATCTCTTTCGGCTTTTAATTTTTTTTCTGCTTCTTTTCTTGCTTTTATTTTTTCTTTTCCTATTTTTCCTGTACTCACATCTATAATTTTTCTACTTCTACTCATCTTACACCTCCTGTCAAGTAAAATACCTTTACGCGTAAATCCTACATATTGGCAATTTCTCTAAGAAATAGAGGGGTTGCGATATCTAAACACTCA